GCACCGTATGTCCCGGCGCGGTCTCTCCCGCCCGGTGCGTTGCGAAATGATGCCTCGCGAACGATGCGTTGCTTGCGGCAGCGCGCGGCCGCAACTGAACCACAAATCCCAGCGAGCGCCACCACTGCCTTCCTTGCCGAGATCTCCACTAGTTCAGATATTTAAGGCATCAATCATGGAGCCGTCTCATGCAAGGAATCATCGACGCATTCGTCGCCCAGCCAATCCCCTTCGCAATTGGCGCGGTAGTCGCGGTCTTTCTCCTCATTGGCGTGTGGAAGCTCATGAAGGGAGCTGCGAAAGTCGTTGTGATACTGCTCCTCATTGCTGCGATCATTGGGGTGCTGGTGTGGATGGGCGCCGGAGGTCCCTTGCCCTGATTTTGGCGCTCCCTGACCCGACCTTGTGAAGGGAGACAAGGTGAGATACGCACTTGTGGCCCGTGCGGCCTGTTGCGTGGCAGCCGCGACTCTGGCGCTTCGCCCGACGCCGGCCTCTGCCCAAGACCTTCCTCGCGGCGTCGTCATCGTTGGGCGGGGCTCGGCTGACCTCGATATTCTCACCTTGATCATGAGGTTTGAGATTGTCGACCAGGACAACGGGTTCCTAATTCCGGGGGCTCAGGTGCTCTTTGAGGACAACCTGGGGAGGCTGCTCGCTGGCGTGGCAAGTGACCAAGAGGGCATGGCCATCGTGCTCGAAGCAGAGTTCACTGATCTCCGCTCAATGGCCCAGGTCAGGGTGCGGTCCCCGAGGCACGAGCAGTGGGTCCTAGAGCGCCAACACGACCAGATCTCATCAGACGCGGACGACACCAGGCTGTGGATTCCGAACAACCGCGAGAATTGGACGAACACTTATCACGTGCGGAGTGCCCAGCCCTACCCGACTACCTCGGCTGTGGCCGATGCGGTTCGATCGGGCAAGTATTCAAGCTCATGTACGTCGGTTCCATTCCGCGACCTTGAATACACCCATTCATGCGCTGGCGACATCAGCCCCTACTGGCTTTGGACCCAGCGGATCGAGCTCAGGCGACTAGAGGTGGCACCAGTTCATGCGTTGGGACTCCGGGAACGGCCTGCAGCGGACGCATTTCAGCCTCGCCGAGCCGATGCGGTTCGCGAGGAAGAACGGCGAGCCACGGTCACAAGTCTCGCGGAAGGTTCCCGCGCCATTGAGGTCTATCCGAGCGACCTAGGGCCGTCACATTGGTACACAGCAGCTGCTGCGTGCGACAACATGAACGACTTCGGTCACGACGATTGGCGCCTTCCTTCAGTTGAGGAGTTGGATCTCATAGTTCGAAACAGGGGATCAATCCCCGGCCTCTCGGAAGCCTATTACTGGAGTTCGACGGAGGTAGTCGGCTCCGATGTGTGGGCAGTGAGCTTCCGCAGTGAGTCCGAGGGTCTGCGGGACCTAGTGCACAAAGGCACGACATACAGCATCGGCATCGGCACGCTAAGAGCCCGGTGCGTTAGGACCGCGTCCTAATCGAAATCGGCGTGATGTGGGCCAACGCGTCCGCCGTCGCGTCCGGACTCGGTGCTGATCAAACCATCGGTGGCATTGAGTACGAGAGGAAGCCGCCGGATGGAGGCGCGATGACAAGACTCACCGGATCTGCTAGACGCTCTGCCGGCACACGGATTGGCGCGCTGGCTCTGCTTGGTGTGACAGTAGGTCTCTGGGGATTCGGTTGCCAGAATTCTGAGCGGGAGGAGGGAAGAGGCGTATCATCCGGAGTGACTGTTCGCGCCGAGTCGCTGGTACCTGCGCGAGAGCCGCCACCTGCCGTCGCTAGTTCTGTGTCTCAAGCGCCAATCGACGTCGACTGGCACACGGGCTTGCTTGCCGGGCTCTACTTTCCAATGCGAATTGAGGATGTACCGTCCGGGCTTCGCGGGCAGGATGCGTTTGACGAGACGTTCGACGCCGGCTCTGAAAGCAGGCGGGCGCTTCTGACGTGGGTGCTCGACCGAAGACACATATACGTTCCCTTTCGGCTGTCTCAAAGTACGCATGTCTTCAATATCCGCTCGCCAGTGCAGGAGCTTCTCTTCATTGGGGACTTTGACGTTGAGCAGTTGCTGAGGCGCGGTCTGGAGAGCTACCGGAACGATCCGTCATTTGCAGCGCCGATGGATAACGAAGCCGGGCTTCAGCTTCAGTCATCTCTGCGGAACGCACGGCTCAGGGCCATTACTGTGTACGCGGGTCGGGAGTACAGAGGCAGACTATGCGGTTCGCTCGAGGATTACTTGCGTGCAGACCCAAGGGATCTCAACACGCCGCCTGTGGACTACTATTTCCTCTCGGGGAGGGGATCAGTTGACACTCTGAGCTTTTGGTACGAGACGTGCTCGTGGCGGCTCAGGGGGGCAACCGTCGAAGCCGTAGAGGTCCACGAGAACGGGCGGGTGACACAATCGTATTTCGTACTAAGTGACTCCGGAGCGAGCACCGCAGATCAACTCCCCCCTGCAAGCGCAGGCCGGCAAGGAGTGCTACGGCCAGATGCCGTCTCAGCCTTCATGGCTGAGTTGAGGCAGAAGGGCTGGCGTGCGGGCGCCGGTTGGGTGCGGGAGATCCTGGGCTCCCCGATAGACCCGATGAACCCTGGGGCTCAGTATTGGCCTTGGCAGAACAGCAATACGAGCATGTGGTATCTAATCAACCTGGGGACCGTCTTTCGCGTCATGCATCTGCGTTTTGATGAAACAGGTATGCTCTCTGGAACCGAGCTCACTCCACGGATGGAAGGAGATGAGCCACTCTACGCTGAGAGCACGCAACGGATTCGTGGTGATGAACCGCCGGAAGTACTGGCTGCGCGCTTAAGGGCGATTCTGGTACCGGAGGGTCGGAGCTTCTCTTGGGACGGGGGACGCAATCCGAGCGGCTCGACCTGGACGACCGGGGGTCCCGTGCTCCACGTGGATTCTGAAGGGATGGTTACCAGGGAGAGAACGATTCGATTCAGGGATATCGACTCCGTTAGCGTTGCCGAAGGGTGGACGTCGGCTGACCGCCATGTGCTTGTTCGTGTCTATCCCAGCTATATATACGACCACCTCAGAATGTATGCGCGGTGGAGAAGCGCAAACGAGCTGAATGACGCCGTGACGTTAATGAGTTCACTTTCCGGGAGGGCCAGGGGCAGATGATATGGGGAGCGTCCCAGGCTCCTGGGCGTGGATGCTGACACGCGTGCGCCAAGGTGATCACAACAACACGCGTCGAACTCACTAACGCGAGGCCAGCATGGACCGCCAATCACGAAGTTTGATTTCCGTCCTTTGCGCAGCCCTCACGGCTGCAATCACACTCCCGAGGCTGGTGCCAATCCTACGCACAGCAGTCATAGGACTTGCAGCCGCTAGCTTTCTGGCAGGCACGCCATCCGGGCTCCTCGGCCAGGAGCCTCGATCAACGCTGCAGTTCGGAGATCTGCCTCATCTGGACTGGGCCGAAGCATTCGACTTCGATGGTGTGCTTGAGTGGGGGATGTCACCTGGTGAGGTCCAAGGTGTCCTCGGAGTTCGCTTCGAACCCTACGACAGCTGGACGCGGCAGACGGACTACATGGTGAGACTATCGGCTACGTTCCGGCGTCAACGGATCGACCTGGGCACAGGGTGCCTTGGCGGCCCGGTCTTGAGCTTCTGGGGCAACAGGCTCTACAACATCAATCTCTCCTCGCACGATGGGTTCGAAGATGGGGTGCTCCGTGCTCTACTTGAGACCTTCGGCCCCGCCCGACTCGGAATGCCCCGCCTGTACCACCAGGCAGACGGAGACCTTGTCCAAGCGCCTGTGGCACAGACGCTTCCTCGGGCGCTCGCACCGAGGCAGCGGCCGGAAGGTCCGCACGAATACGAGTATGAGTGGCTGGACAATGAGACTCTCGTAAGCGCTTCTGATGGTTATGGGTACAACAACGCTACGCGCCGGTACGAACGGTGCGTCTCGGTCACACTGTCCGGTTGGCGCGTTGCGCGAGCCGCAAGTCAGTACGCCGAGCCGTACGAGAACTTGGCTCGGGACTTCCTGAACTGGTTGAACTCTTGGCGGAGTCGCCAGTAGCGTCGCTTGCTGGTGTCAGGACACGATCCCTACGTGCTCCCCATCGGGAGCGCCCGCAGTAGTCTGAACCTGAGCGTTCTGCACGATCTCATCGACGACGCCTGCTGCGATAGCGTCGGCCAGGATGCGGACGTTGCGGGACGGCTTGAGATCCTCGTTGCCCTCTTGCGTGCCGCCGTCGGGCGCGGCGTCCATCGAGCCGCCGAACGCGGCGACGAGCGCGTCGTAGATGCGATCTGACAGGCTTTGTTTCGACAGCGCCATCAGCTTTCCCCCTTGACCGTCCTCGACGCTCCGATGGGTTGGCCCGTGAGGTAGCAGACCGGGTGCGTGAACTCCGTGTGGATGCCGGAGAGCGCGGTGCCCGCGCCCACCTCGACCTGCGGCGCCTTCACGATCACCTTGGTGTTAGCGTTGACCGTGATCTCTCCCTCGTTGCCCTTCCACTCGACCGCCTGGCCCGAGGCGTCCTCGATCCGGATGGACTCGTTCCCTTCCTCGTCGTTGAACACGACGCGGTGGCCGCTCTTGGTCTGGAGGACACGAACGTCTATTCCCGCGCCTTCCGGCCGTGCGTCTTCGGCGTTGAACCAGAAGCCGATCCAGACGGGTTTCGTGGGCTCGCCGCGTTCGAACATGACCCACACGCCGTCGCCCAGCCGGGGCAGCATGAAGAAGCCCGCGCCGCCTCCACCGAACGGGGCACAGTACGAGGCCCAGTTGGTGAGCTTGCCTAACCCCAGCAGCTCGTGGATCTCGACGCGGATGCGGCCCTGCTCCTCGGGATCGTCCACGTCGCGGACGATTCCCCGGTAGAGCCCGAAGCGCAGGCGCTTCAAGTTCTCGACGCGCTCATCGGTCAGCTGGTCGAGGACGCCGGACATCGTCACCTCCCCACGGCGTAGCCTTCCGCCGCCAGCCGCTCGGCGTTCCGCCGGTCCTCCACGGCGATCCGGGAGATGGCGTTCCGGTTGGCCTCAAAGTCGCAGAGGTAGCCGGCGTCGTCGAAGCGGTGGGTCACGCGCGTCAGGTAGTAGGTGCCGGAGAACCGCTGGCCCACGCCGCCGATCCGGATGAGCCGTTTCGCCTTGAGCTCGGGATCGCCCACGCACGAGCCGGTCGCGGTGATGAGCTCGAACTCCTTCTGCCGGAAGTAGGCGACGCCGATGGCGCGCGCGTGCGCCTCGTTGGCCGCGACGACGACGTCCAGGATGCGGATGCTCTCGCCGAAGCCCTCGGCGAGGAAGTCGCTCCCCGACTGCTCGCCCAGCACGTCTCGGTCGGCGGCGAACGGGTCGTCCACCTCGATCTGAAAGGGCTGCTTGGCGATCTCGTCCCAGCCGCGCACGATCACCTTGGAGACTGGCTTCTCGGCGGAGAGCGACGGCTCGAAGCTCCGCAGGTTGTCGCGGTAGGCGAACGTGCCCGGGACGGTCTCGGGGCGCGTGCGCGGCCTACGGAAATGGAGGACGCCGAGCTCCATGTAGAGCTCGAATCCGATGTCTTTGGCGATCCCCTTGAGGAAGTCCCAGTCGGTCTCTGACTCCTGCTGGAAGTACCGCCGCTCGGAGGTCGCGTCGGGGGTGACGATCTCGTCCTCGCGGAAGCGGTAGCGCTGGGCGATCTCGCGGACCAGGTCGTTCGGCGCGCGGTCCGGGTAGGCCTCGTCCCGGTCCCCCTTCTTCCGCAGGAGGTAGGAGCGGTCGTAGGCCGTGATCGACAGGGTCGGCACGCCGTCCGCGGGGAAGCGCGGCTCCACCACGGCGATGACGCCCTCGAAGAGCGTGGGCGGCTGGAGACCGTAGCCCAGCTGCACTTCGACGGCGTTCCCGCGGTCGAACAGCGGGTGGTCGATCCACTGGTTCTTCCGGTTGGTGATCTCGAAGGTGACGGCGTCCGCTTCCTCGGCGTGGTCTTCGAACGAAAGGGCGAGGACGTCGTCGAGGAGTTTTCCGAGGTCCTGGCCCTCGATCACGATCCGCCGCTTCGGGTTGAACGTGCGGCTCATCGCGCCACCGCCCTGAAGAGCGTCTCGGCCTCGGTCACCCGCGTGCGGCCGAAGCGGAGCGACTCGCGCACCTCGGGCGGGAAGTTGGTGACCCCCTCCAGGATGCCGAGCGCGTTCTCGATGCCCGGGATGATGAAGCGCTCGCCGGGACGGATCACGCGCAGGTTGTCCACCAGGCTCCGGCCGCGGTTGGCGAATTCGATCACGCGCCAGAGGGAGGGGTCGCCGTAGTGCTTCGTGGCGATCCCCTGGTAGGTGTCGCCCTCCTCGGTCAGGTGCGTGCGGGTCTCGCCCTCCTCGACGAGGCCCTGGGCGCCCGTGAGGGTGCGTTCATCCGGCGGCGAGAAGATCGAGCCGCTCCCCTTCTGCCAGCCCTCGAAGGCGGGTCGCTGGACCTCGCGGGGGAGCGGCAATGCCACCTCCCGGCGGGGCAGGCGGAAGGAGACGTCCTTCTCGACGTACCGCCGCAGGGTGAGCGCGACCGTCGCCTCGGTCGGATCGCCCGCCTGGTCGAACATGGTGTAGCGGACGGAGATGGACCCGACCACGCAGACGAAGTCGAAGCGGCCCCACTGGAAGACGCAGATCGGGGGTGCGCCCGTCTTCGCGGTACTCTCCACCAGTTCCTCGAGGGCCGAGACCGATTCGCGCACGTCGTGAGCGCGGGCGTAGAAGTCGCGGTTGAGGTAGACCTCGACGGAGAGGGTCTTGAGGTTGCCGCGCACGAACTGCTGGAGCGGGAAGTCGAGGCCCGGAATGCCGATCTCGGCCCAACCAGCCTCCTTGGTGACCTCGAACCCCGATGGGTTGTACTCGAAGAAGATCGGGTTGCCCTCGGGATCGACGGGCGTGATGGAGCCCTTGACCACGCTCATCGCCGTTCCTGCCTCCGGCGGATGAGCTTCGCCAACTCGAAGTCGATGCGACGGATGACCTCATCGTCCACCCGCACCGCGTGGATCTGGATCGCGCCGGGCTGGATGGTGATGGACTGGTCGACCGGTCCCCCGGCGGTCGCGGCGGCGAACGCGGGCAGGGCCATCGCTTCTCGGGGGACCGTGGGCCTCGGTGTCGCACGGCTGGCGGCCGGCGCCGTCGCGGGCACCACCATCTGTCCGCCGACCGGCAGGCCCGCGTCGCTCGCCCTGCGGGCGCGCTTGATGTCCTCCAAGCTCTCGGGGAGGAACACGTCCGGGATCCTGGCGATCACCCACGTGACCTTGTCCCACAGCCAGTCGATCGCGCCGGTGATGGCGTCCCGGACGGTGCTGAAGATGCCGGTGACCGTGTCCGCGACCGACGTGAAGACGCCGACCAGCGCGTGCCCGAGCGCGGTCCATCCCATCTGGACGCCCGCGATCGGCGCCAGGAGAATCTTCTGCACCAAGCCCCAGGTGGAAGCGATCCAGTCGACGACCGAACCGATGACGCCCGTGACCCGCGCGAACACGCCGACGGCCATAGCCTCGATCCAGCCCACTGCGGAGGAGACCGCCGACTTGAGCGCGCCGAAGACGGCGGTGGCGACCGCCTGCAGAGTGTCGAAGTGCTTGATGATGAGACCGAACGGGAAGACAAGGGCTAGGAGCCAGTCGGGGGCCTTGCCGAGGAGGTTCTTGAACCAGTCGAAGGCCCCTCTGACAGCGGCGGTCACCACGCCCCAGTTCTTGATAAGGAGAACGACGCCGGCGGCGAGAGCGGCGACGCCCGCGATGATGAGGCCGATGGGGTTCGCGGCCATGGCCGCATTCCAGAGCCACTGCGCGGCGGCCGCCGCCCGGGACGCGGCCGTGCTCGCCCACGTGGCCACGGTCCCGGCCACCACCGCCGCGACGTGTGCGGCCTTCATCGCAATGTCTTTCACGGTGGCGACCGTCCAGGCGATGGCGGCCCTGACCCCGCCCCACGTGGCGCCGGCGAGGCTCTTCACGGCGGCCCGGACGTCCATGGTCATCAGGGCGTGCAGTCGCCCCGCTTGGGCGCTGGCGATGAGCGCGCGACCCCAGCCGAGGAACGTGGGGATCGCACGCGTGACGACGCCGGAGAGCGCGGACATCCCGGCCCGGGCCAGCGGCAGCCACCTGAGGGCGAAGAGCCCGAGCATCCCCGTGACCGTGAGGACGCTTCCGGCGAGGAGCCCGAAGACTCCGACAAGGGCGAGCGTCACCCCGATCATCTTGCCCAGGATCGGGTGCGCTCCGGTGAAGTCGGCGACGCCTTGGAGAACCTTAGCGAGCCAGGCGGCGGCGCCCGAGAGAGCACCCAAGAGCGGCTGGCCGATGCTGATGGCGAGGTTCTTGACGGAGACCCAGAGGAGGTTCACCTGCTCGGTGGCGGCCGCCATCTTCTGGCCGAAGGCGAGCTCCAGCGCCCCGCTGCTCTCAGTAAGCCCCACCCGCCAGCTCTCGAGCGTGTCGAGGTTCCCCTCGAGGAGACCGCCCAGCTTGGAGAACGCCTCCTCCCCCGCGATGGCCTTGAGGACCGCCGCCTTCTGCGCGCCGGTGAGCCCCGCCATGCCCCGCTGCATGTCCCGGAGCACGTCGATCATCGGGCGCATCTCGCCTGTGCTGTCGAACACCGAGACGCCGAGGATGTCGAGCGCTCGGGCCGCCTCCGCCGGCGGCCTGGCCAGCCGCGTCAGGATCATGCGGAACGCGGTGCCGGCCTTGGCCCCCTTGACGCCCTTGGACGCGAACCCGGCGAGCACGGCCGCGGTCTCTTCAAGCGACAGTCCGACGGCCGCCGCCGCGGGCCCAGCCTCCCGCATCGCCTCGGTGAGCTGCGGCACCGTCGTCGCGGTGAAACGCGACGTCTGGAAGAAGACGTCCGCCGCCCGCTCGGCCTGGGCCACGTCGAGCTCGAAGGCGTGCAAGGTGTCGGAGAGGATCTCGACCGCGTCGGCCGGGGCGAGGCCGACCGTCTTGGCCATCTTGAGCGCCGTTTCGGACAGCGCGTTGAACTGGGGGGTGAGCGCCTCAGCGCCGGAGGAGAGGACCTGGTAGAAGGAGTCCGCGACATCGGCGGCCGAGACCCCGAGGACCGTCGAGAGCTCGAGCGCGCGCTCGGTCATGTCCCGCTCCATGCGCGCGAACGCCTCGCCGGTCTGTCCGGTAAGTGTGAGCGTGTTCTTGATGGCCGCTTCGAGGGTGGCCGCCGGCCTGACGACCGCGAAGAGCGCGCCGGCCGCCGCGGCGCCCATGCCCGTGAGCGCGAGCCCGGCGTCCCGCAGCTGGCGGAAGCCCGATTCGAGCTTCGCCACCCGCTTCTGCGTCTCGTCGGCCTGGTCGCCCAGGCGCTCGATGCCTCCGAGCGCGGCCTTCACGCCGCGCGACGCCTCGTCCCTGAGGCGGAGCACGATGCCGAGGGCGATGGATTCGGCCATCTATCGTTTCCCTCCCTTCACGCTGCGCGCGATCTCCTTGTTGATCCGTTTGATCTCCTCGATCCATGCCGTGCGCTCCCGGCGCGAGAGGCCCAGGCACTCGGCCCGGCTCCAGTGGAAGTGGTAAGCGATCACGGCCACCTCCCGGCGCACGGGGTCGAGACTCCAGTCGAAGCTCGGGAGCGCGGGGAGCAGGCCGCAGAGGTGCAAGGCGCTCGCGCGGAGCGCCGCCGTCACTTCTCGAAAAAATCCGAGATGTCGAGCATCGCCTTGAACTTCTTCCCGCAGTCGGGGCACTCGACGTCGATGTCCATCTCGGGGCCGGAGTCGATCTCCTTGAGCTTGAGGATCAGGAAGTCCCGGTCGCTCTTGAGCATGCCGGCCGTGACGGTCGTGTCGACCTGCCGGCCCTCGAGGGTGCCGAGTCGCGTGATGACCCGAGCCAGGAGCGCCGTCAGCATCTTGGCGGGGTTGTTGCGGAGCTGCGGGTTGAGCATGGCTTCCTGGTCCGCGCCGGTGATCTCCCGGATCGTGATCTCCCGGTGGACCAGGCCCTTCGCGTCCACGTAGCCCTTGGGGAGCTCGAAGGTGTACTCCGTCTTGACGGCGTCATCCGCCATGGTTCATGTCCTCCGTTAGCTGAAGGCCGCCGGGCGCACCGTGAGCTGTAGGCCCTCGTGCTGGAGCTCCACGCTCTCGACCGCGTTGTCCGAAGAGCTGGCGTCGAACTCGGGGGCCGTGAACTTCGACGGCCAGGCGTCGAGCACGAGCCAGCGCTTCACTTCCTCGCGCCCCTCGTTCTGCTGGATGATGGTGATGGCCTTCCGGTTTCCCTGCGCGCCGTCGCGCTTCACGCGCTGCCGCCACTCCCAGATCTCGCCGTCGGCCGTCGAGCCCATCTCGAGCACGATGGGCGCGAAGGAGTTGAGGCCGGCGAGCTTGCGCACCGTCGTGTTATCCCCGCCCTCGCGGTACTCGCGCACCTCCGTTTCTTCCTCGAGCCCCGAGCAGGTCATAAAGCCCGCCCGCTGGATGCCGTCGATCTCCACGAGGAAGTTGTAGCGGGGGAAGGGATCGACTCTCGCGTTCGCCATGGGTTCCGTCCTCCTTGCGTCTAGACCAGTTCCGTGATGGACCGTCCGCCGTCCCACTGGCCGACGCGGAAGATCACGAACTCGGCGGTCTCGACGATGTTGACTCCGATCACGGTGACCACCTGTCCGGCCTGCCGCACCTCAGGCGGGTTGGTCTCCTCGTCGCACTTGACGAAGAAGGCTTCCTCCTCGCTCCTCCCGAAGAGCGCGCCCTCGAGCCACTGGCGCCGCAGGAACCCGGTGGCCGAGCGGATGATCTTCGCCCAGAGGCGCTCGTCGTTCGGCTCGAAGACCGCCCACTGCGTCCCTTCGGCGATGGACTCCTCGACGAACATCAGGAACCGGCGCTTGTGGACGTAGCGCAGGTTGGGATTCGAGGACGTGGTCCGCGCGCCCCAGACGCGGATGCCCCGGCCGGGGAAGGACCGGACGGCGTTCACGCCGGCGGGGTTCAAGACCTCCTGCTCGCCGTCGGTGACGGGATACTCGAGGCCCACGGCGCCGCGAAGCACCTCGTTCGCCGGGGCCTTGTGGACACCGCGCTCGGTGTCGTTCCGGGCGTAGACGCCGGCGACGTACCCCGAGGGCGGGACCGTCTTCGGGGCGTCCGTGAGCGGGTCGTTGATGGTGAGCCAGGGATAGTACAGGAATCCGTAGGAGCTGTCGAAGCCTTGGCGGAACGCCTTCACCTCCTGGGGGCTCGATCCCAGCGGGGGGTCCACGACGTAGCCCAGGTCGGTCCGGCCGGCGCAGTAATCCAGGCCAGCCTGCACGATGGTCGTGCTGGTCTTGCCGGGGATCGCGAGGGTGTTCACGTCGTCGACGGTGTCGAATGCGTAGAGCCCGGTGCGGGTCGCCGCGTCGCCGACGAAGTCGCCGTCGGTGATGTCCGCCGCGCCGTCGGACCCGCCCGTGAGCGCAGCACCGGTGATGACCGCGGGACGGTTGTCGGGCGGTGGCGTAGCGCTTCCCAAATCGGAGAGCTGGATGTAGTTCGAGCGGCCGTTCAGGCGCGTGAGCGCATAGTTCTTCTTGGCCGGGTCCATCGAAAGGTCGTCCCAGGTCTCGACGGCCTCACCGTTCTCCTGCACGACCAGCTTGAACTCCGTGGCGGGGTCGGCCGTGCCGTCGGCGACATCCACCGTGAGCGCGTTGCCCCACTCCCCGTCGTTCAGGGCCTGGACGAGGAGCGTGTCGGCCGGGGTGGTCGGGGACGCGCTCTCCCGGTCCAGCAGGGTGACGCTCGCGATGGCGGCCGAGCCGGAGGCCACGCGGACCACGTAGCAGCGGCGCCCCCCGTTCAGGAAGAACCCGTTCACCGCGTAGGCTAGAAACGAGTCGCGGCGGTACGAGCCGAGGTGCTTCTGGAACTGGGTCCAGTTGGTGATGAGCCTGGGGCTGTTCAGGGCCCCGCGCGCGGCGATCCCGAGGAAGGCGCCGGTCGTGGTGCCCACGCCCTCGATGGGGAACGCGCCGGCGGGGATCTCCTCCACGAAGACCCCGGGGCGCAGGTATTCCGTCGCCATGTCGCCTTACCTCCTTCGCCTATGAGCCGTTCATTGCGCCGACCTCGACACGGTGCTCCAGCGCGAGCGGGACGAGCCGTTCCACACTCACGGGCAGGCGGGCTTTCACCGCGAACGTGAGCGCGCGCTCGAACTCCCGCTCACGGCTCCGGTCCCGGAACGTCAAGCCCCGGTCGAGGTAGAAGCGCCTGCCGCTCGCGCCGGTGAGCACCGGGTGCGCGTCGATGAAGCGCAGGTACTGGCCGAGGAGCAGGCGATCCTCGCGGCTGGAACTCGTGTGCCCACGCACCGTGTAGAAGACGTCGTAGGGCTGCTCGGGCCAGCGGACCACGGCCGCTCCGGCCGCGAGGTCCTTCTCCACCTCGAACTCGTTCTCCATCCGGGCGAAGCTGCGGCGCATGTCGAGGAGTTGGAGCGTCGTCACCGGGAGCGTGAGCTCGACCAAGTCGGGGTCGGGTGTCACCACCCGCAGGGGGACGGCCTGGCCGTTCAAGGACACGTTGGCCGGGTCCTCGAGGCCCAGCTTCAGGGCCAGCTCGATCTCGGTGATGACGTTCTCGTCGGGCATCCGCTATCCCTTGCCTTCGAGGGTCTCCTCCACCAACTCGGCCGAGAGCTTCTCGGCGGTCTTGCGCTCCCGGAAGTCCCGGTAGGCCGGCTTCACGAACGGCCGGCCCGGGATGAACAGCTCCGTCGTCTCCGGCTTCAGGTGAAAGCCCCTTGTATGGAGAAAGGCCCTCATCTTGGGGGTCACGGGGACGCGGGTGCCTTCCTCGCGCTCGTGGATCGCGGCGACGTCGGTGCCGTCCTCCGCCCGCCGGTGCACGCCCACGAAGACGGCCAACTCCTCGATGAACCGCATCCCCACCGACCCGAGGAGGTCGCCGTCGTCGATGAGCGGCTTGCTCGATCCTTTCTCTTCCATGGTGAAGCCGTGGAGCGGCTTCATGTCCTTGCCGTCGAGGATGCGGGTGCGGATGTCGGAGGCGAGTTCCTCGCCCGCGCGCCGCAGTGTCTTCGTGGCGTTCCGGTGGAGCCGCTCGTCGAACTCGCTCATGATCCGGTTGAGTTTCTCCCAGTCGCCGTCTCGTCC